TTTAATTGATGAAGCACAGTTAATAGGCTACTTGGGTAATTCTAATCCAAGATATGTCGAAGTTAATTTTAACCAAGCCTGTAATTTTAAATGTAGTTATTGCAGTCCTCATCTATCTACTGCCTGGCATAAAGACGTTCAAGCAAATGGAGCATTTATTTTAAAGGATAGATGGCACAATGATATCAATTGGATGAAAAGTCTTAATATTGATAATGGTCCTGATAATCCCTATTTGTTAGCATTCTGGGAATGGTTGCCTCAAATATACCCAACACTACATACTTTCCGTATGACTGGCGGCGAGCCGCTAATGGACAAGAACACATTTCGTATGTTTGATTACGTTAAAGAACATCCTAAAAAAGATTTACATTTAAGTATAACTAGTAATTGTTGTCCACCTGGCGATCAGTGGAAAAAGTTTATGACAAGTCTTAAAGAAATTACTGATGCAAACGCCATTGATCATTTTATGTTATATTGTTCTTTAGATTCTTGGGGAGAACAAGCAGAATATATTCGCAACGGGATGGATTTTAATTTACTGTATAACAACGTATGTGATTATTTGCAAAATAGTGAAAAACATAGTTTAACATTTATTATTACTTTTAATGTGTTAAGTTATACAGGATTTTATAACTACATTGAAAATATTCTTAAATTGAGAAAACAATTTAATAAAGGTCGTCAATTAATTTGGTTTGATGTTCCTCAATTAATGGATCCTGATTTTTTAAATCCTAAATTAATGCCTGAACTAGTTTCTGAATTAGAGCGAACAATTGACTTTATGAAATACAATCCGGAAACACGTTGGAATGAATTTAAAGGATTTAGTGATTTTGAAATCAGTAAAGTTCAACGATTAGTTGATTGGATTAAATCGAATACAGGATTTAATACAGAGACAGCTAAAGAAAATTTTTATTTATTTTTTAGCCAGCACGACGAGCGAAGAGGTACAAATTTTTTAAATACATTTCCAGAACTAACTAATTTTTGGAAACAATGCGAGGCAATATGCAAGAAAGTAGAGTGACATTTATTAAAAATGTTCGAGATAGATTAAACAAAGTAGGTGAAGGGTTTTGTGCAATGAAATGGTTGCACCAAACTTTATATCTGCACACAGGCGATAACCATAGTTGTTATCATCCACGTCCACACCATATACCATTAGATGAAATAGCAATTGATCCTAGTGCATTACATAATACAAAATGGAAAATGCAACAAAGAAAAACAATGTTAGAAGGTGGAAGACCGGAAGAATGTTACTATTGTTGGAACATAGAGGATCTACCAGGCGAACATATTAGTGATCGAATGATACATAGCTCTAGTGATTTTTCAGAACCATTGATAGAATCGTTAGCAGAATTGCCGTGGGATGCTCCTATCAATCCGCGGTATCTAGAGGTCAGCTTTGGTAACGGTTGTAACTATCGTTGCGGATATTGCTGTCCACAAGCTAGTACAATGTGGATGGAAGAAATTAAAAAACACGGCAATTACGACCTAACATATAATCAATACGGAATTGAATTTTTAGAACACGGAACATACTATGGACCTAAAGATGAAAATCCCTACATTGAAGCATTTTGGAAATGGTGGCCTAGTTTACGTAAAGACCTTCATACACTTCGTATTACTGGCGGAGAACCGTTAATGAATCCAGGAGCAATGAAATTTTTTGATTTGCTAGAAGATGAACCAGCCCCCCATTTAGAAATTACTCTAAACAGTAATTTAGGAGTTACCTTTGATAGAGTTGATAGATTAATTACTCGAGTTACTAGTTTAGTTAAACAAAAGAAAATTCGTAAATTTAGTTTTTTTACTAGTATTGATAGTTGGGGCGAACAAGCAGAATATATGCGCACAGGGTTAAAATGCGACCACTGGGAACGCAATATGATTGAAGTTATTAAAGCTGGTGCAACTGTTAATTTAATGTGTACCTATAATGTTTTATGTGTGACTAATTTTCAAAAGTTATTACATAAGGTAATTGAATGGCGTGAAAAGTTTGGATTTGAATCAGTATCCTTTGATACACCGTACCTAAAAGAACCTCCTCACTGGATGATTAACATACTTCCAACAGAGTTTATTAAATATCAAGAAGAAACATTACAATTTATTTTAGATAATAAACAATGGTTCACAGATGTTGAGTATGAAAAAATGTTAAGGGTAACTGATTATATGAAAGAGAACCCAGTTAGTCCTGAAAAAATAAAACAAGGTCAGAGAGATTTTTATTCATTTTTTACAGAAAACGATAAAAGATTAGGAACAAGTTTATTAAAAACATTTCCTGAATATACAGAATTCTACAATTACTGTAAAACAATTTATGACAACTATGATAACTGAAAAAAATAAAAACTCTTGGTGTGTAAATGCGTTTCACGCAATGAGTGCCAACAATGATGGCAGTACAAAAATGTGCTGTATGATTGTAGATTCTTATCAAAATTTAATGTTTTTTCCTAATAAATTAATGATTGGTAAAACATCTATCCAAGAAAATTTTAACAATAAAATAGCTGAAAAAATTAGAAATAATCTAGATAAAGGCGTTCGCGATCCGGCTTGTAAATTTTGTTGGGAAGAAGAAGATGGCGGCAGAAAAAGCAAACGTCAACGAGATAATGATCGATACTTTCACGAAATAGAATGGCGCGATCGAACTCCCTATACTGGCCTGGCAAAATTTGAATTAAATCTAGGAAACACCTGTAACATTAAATGCAGAACGTGCCATCCTTCTATTAGTTCTTTATGGATGAAAGAAGCCTATGACTTAGATCATAGTAGCAAAATGTCTTATAAGGAATATAGCGAAGGGATGAAGAAATATCATCAACAATACGATGAAGACAGTCCATTTTGGGATGACCTTGCTAATAATTTAGAAACAATAAAACAGTTTGATTTTTATGGCGGCGAACCGTTCCTGAGCAAGAAGATGTGGGAAATATTACGTATTTGTGTCGACAAGGGTTATGCAAAAGATATAGAGTTGCATTATAATACAAATGGAACCACCTGGCCAAAAGAAACAGAATTATGGCAGCATTTTAAATATATTAATCTAAGTTTTAGTATTGACGGAATTGGAGAACAATTCGAATATATGAGATTTCCAGCCAATTGGAATGAAGTTTGTATTAATATGCAACAGGCAAGATCTTATAAAGATACATACAAAAATATGTCCATTAGTTGGTGTATTACCTTAAGTTCTATTAACATATTTTACCTTCCTAACATTTTAAATGAATATTATAAATCTTACCCTGACCTAGGAGTTTATCTAAATTTAGTACACGGCCCAGAACATTTTAATATTGGTAAAATGCCAGACAATGTTAAAGAAGAAGTAATATCTAGATTAGAAAAAATTCCAAAAGAATACGTAAGTGCGTGGTATCAAATTCCTGGAATCATTGGATTTATTAAAAACGGTAAATTTAAAGATGCTGTTTGGCAAACATTTATTTCAACAATAAAAAAACATGACCAGTACAGAAATCAAGAATTTTCAAAGGTATTTCCTGAGTATTCGAAAATAATAGGTATGTAATATGAACTTTTGGAATTTTAATGAACTAACTCAGATGCACATAGAATTGACTAATGCTTGCAATGCTGCTTGTCCTATGTGCGTAAGATTTTATAATAATAGTCCTTTGACACGGCCCGATCTAGAAATAGGTCAAATAACATTAGAACAATTTAAAAAATATTTTCCTCCTGAAATTATTCAACGTTGTAGTTTAATATTATTTTGTGGTGTACACGGGGATCCTTGTGTTGCTAGAGATATGTACGAAATATGTGAATATATAGATTCTGTAAATCCTAATATTTCTGTTAGAGTCAACACAAATGGCGGAATGCGCAGATCTATCTGGTGGGAAAAATTAGGAAAATTATTTTCTAAACATCCTTGGAGCAGTTCAAATTATTGGTCAGTTACATTTAGCATAGACGGTCTTGAAGATACTAATCACATTTATAGACGAAATGTTGATTGGAAAATTCTTATGGAAAATGCAGAATCGTTTATTAATGCTGGTGGTCCTGCTATATGGGATTTCCTTATTTTTAAACACAACGAACATCAGATAATTGAAGCAAAACGTTTTTCTGAAAAGATGGGTTTTAAAGAGTTTGTTCCTAAAAAAGCACTAGGCGTTGACAACGGAACAGAGCTAGTACATTTGGTAGCTCTTAATAAAGAAGGAGAACTTGATTATACTATAGAAGCTCCTGTTGATCCAAAAAATAGAAATTTAGAAAATCCAACAGGTGTATCTCCAATAAAATATTATCCTTTTAAAATAGATAACTATCGATCATTAAAAGAAACAAAATCTACCGGTAAAGATTTTCAAAATCAAGTGTTAACTGTTTACGAAGATAAAATTTTAAAAACTGATAATACAAAATATGACGGGTGCAAAATTAATTGCAAATCAAAAGTTTGGACAAATGGAAAAAAAGAAATATTTGTTGATAATTTTGGTCGAGTAATGCCTTGTTGTTATATTGGTACTCGATTAAATGGATTATATTCAGAAGCAGCAACATTGCAATTACATAAACATATGAATGATTACGGATGGGATAAGTTTGATCTAAATATTCATTCGTTAGAAGAAATTTTATCAAGTGGACATTTAGATCGTGTATTTGCAGATAGTTGGTCTAAGGACACTATTAAAGATGGAAAATTACTTTATTGCTCTGAAACCTGTGGCGTTCATAGCAGTATTGATAGAATTTTTACTCACGAAATAATTAAAGAAAATCCAAGATGGGCAAAAACTGTATGAGTTTAGAAATATTATATTCTGGTCAAGTTAGGTTTGCAGAAGCTGCTAAACGTCAAGCAGAATGTTTTAAAGATGTAAATCACAATAATATTTTTAGCGTACTTGATTATCTGCAAGATTCGCATTCATCTCTTTCATTAAAATCTACTCATATGATAGAGGAAGATAAAACTTTTGAATTTGCATTAGACCACTTAAAAAACAAATTAAAACCTACTGTTGTCGATGTCTACAATAGGAGTCATTTGGTAGAATGGTATAAGTCTGCATACAAGGTCAGTGAAGAAGATAATTACAAAGTTTTTTATATTCAGCATATATATTCTTTTATACAAGGATTAAAAAAAACTAAATCCGAAGTTGTAATATCAATTACAACTGATTTAATAGTTGAAGGTGATATTAATGCATTTTTAAAAAATGTAACTCAAGATAAACCAAAAGTTTGGGTACATAGACATTCAGATTTAATTACTCCTCACGTTATAGCTTTAAACAGGCCTGCAATAGATACTATATGCCAACGCGGAGATGAATTTTTAAATAATTTTTTTAATCTGTATTCTAACTCAGAATGGGAGAGATCGGAAAAAATATGGGAATTATTGTTTGAATTTTGTAATATTGAATTTAATAGTTTGTCAAATATATATCAATGTAAAATAAGACCTCTTATGACAATTAATGATGTAGACAAATCAATAAATCAATTGTCGATGATGTTTAAAAATTGGAGACAATACAAAGATATAAGCACAAATAGATCAAATTTTAAATTTGAAAAATCTAAAGTAACGAGAATTGTTGCATATGGTTGTAGTTATACAGCCGGAGATGAATTTTTAGATTATCAATTAAATCCCGATGCAGAAAAAATTAAAAGAGAAAAAGGAATAGAAGCTTGGTTTAAAATAAAAGAATCTTATGATCCTTTATTAAGAAAAAAACTAATAGAAAAACAAAAATTATTAGCTTGGCCTGCAATATTAGCAAATAAATTGCAGGTAGAATTATCTAATAGATCTGAAGGAGCAAATTCTCTTCCTAATATTTTGTATCAAATTGAACATGATATTTCAGAAGGTCTAATATCTGATACTGATTTAGTCTTTGTAGGATTGACTTCTATTGAGCGTTCTATATATTTTGGCAAACAGAAATCAAAAGCGGTATTATTAAAAATGAAAGAGCAATTTCCTTTACACCTTCAAGATTATCAAGCGCCTATAATAGAATTTAAAAATGCTATGTATATGTTTTATTTCTATTATCTATGTTGGTCTCGATTAATACAAATATCAGAAAAAAATTTAAACAACAAACTGTTAATTGTTCCTTGCATAAACGACGGAGGTTATAAACATTTTAAAGCTTCTTTTGAAGAGTATTTCAAAAAAGATATTGCTAGAATGCAACAAGAATGTTTATCACATCCTTCTTTTATTACAGATAAAAATCTCTATGATTTTGTAAATGATAAATCTACCGAAATTCACGGATGCGGACATCCTACTCAAATAGTACACAATAGATTTGTTGAGAATATTTTAAAAGTTTTAAAAGATTCCGTTAGTTGAATCTTTGATATCTTTTTTTAATTTATCGATATCGACTTTAAAATCTATTTTTTTAATTTCTTCTTTATATTCTTGCAGCGTATTAATTAATGTGTCTGCAATTGATTCTGGAGTTTGTTTTACTAATTCTGTTTTAATGTCAATCTCCCATACTCTGCCATCGCTAAATTCTAGATGTATTAATTCTAGATAAGCGACTGGCATAGTATTCATATAGAGATCTTCAAAGACCTCTGGCCACTCTTTTATTAAGTGGCGTGGAGGCTTAAACAACGGATTAGGCATCGGCTGATTCTTCTGCCTTCTTGACGGTTTTCTTAGTAGGCGGATCTAGTGAATCTGCTTCACGTCTTAATCTTGCTGCTTCTTTGTACATTGCATCTGCCTGACTACGATAAGAACGAGCAATATCTTTATCAGTTAGTGCTTCGTTGGTGCTTGCCTGCGCTCTTAATGGTGCAGGAATATCAGGATCTACAATAGGCTCAGATTCTTGTACTGTTTTAGTTGCGGTTTTTTCAGTTTTCTTAGGAGCACCCGAAACGAATGTATACAAATCGTCGATTGAACAATTCTTTTGTTCAGCAATTAAAACATTTAATTCAGACAACGCAATACTTGTTGTTGGAGTTGAGTCATAACAACTGTATCTGTAGCAACCTTGTGTAAACGGTTATCTGCCTGCATTGCTTGTAGCATTGGGCGACCGTCTGGAAAACTACGCATAAACATAATTTCACCAAATTCAAAAGCATCCTGTGCCTGTGGAGTTTCAACAACTTCCATAATAGCGTCGTGATAGCTGTCGGGTAAATTTGCCACAGGTAGTACTAATGCTGTGTTTGCTTCTCCGGGCAATGTTCTAAATACTACAAGAACCTTTGCACCAGTATTGGCCATTTTGCCAACGTGTTTATATGGACCTGCCATGATTAAGCCTCCTTTTTAGACACAGCTTCTAAGAAAGCATTCAGTTTGTTAAACACCTTACCAACTGCTTCTAATTCTGCTGCTTTGAACGCTCCTCTTGTTGTTGCAACTTCGATAATATTTTTTAACGCAGCTAGATCGCTGATATTTAAATCGGGACCTTGTGCTGGCTGTTGCACTGGCGCTGCCTCTGGAGCAGCTGGTGCTTCTTGTTTTTGAACTTCGTCTGTCATTAGTTTCTCCTTAACATTGGACACGCTAGAATAAAATAAGTTAATTCTTTTTGATCTTCAAATCCGATATAAAAAGTAGATCGTAAAGAACCGTTTTTATCAATTCCTGGTTGTTTATTGATAAAATATCTACCCTTCAATTTTGTTTTGACCCAGTCTTCCAATCCACTAAAAAGTTCATTTTCTGTAACACTGATTTTTTTAAAATGCGGCGGCACAATATGTACTTTTCTTTGTTTTAAAACGTCAATAGGATTAAGATCAAACATCGTGAAAATATTTATAAGTGTGAGTTATTCTGACACTGATTCTTGGCTAAGTCTTTTTGACAGGGCCTTGTTATGACCCATTTTTCGAATGTCTCCGGAAAATAGATATAGCTCAAAAGCAGATTTTTCTTTCATTACAATAATGTGTTTTTTGTTGATAAAAAATGGAGAATCTATAAAATTATCTAACCAAATAAGAACCTGCGGTGTGAAAGCAAATTCTTGAGGAAAGTCTATTTTGTATGTTTTTATTTTAGCATACTCTTCAATAAAATTCAAAGCCTGCTCAGTCAATCTTAAACCGCCAGAATTTTTTGAACGAATGTTCCACCACCAAACGGCCTTATACTTTTTGATAGTATCTGGATCAGTTGCTAATCCTGCCGCCTCCAAGAATACCCGTGTATAGGTATCCTTAGTATCCATATTATTTTACCTCTTCACCGGTGGTAAGTTTATAAACTGCGAAGTCTGAAGTTTTAAAAAGTTTGTTTAATTTCTTTGCTAGGTTATATGCGTGACCAGGATTTGAAAATGATACTTTTTTATATTTAGGTCCTGGATAACTAGCAACCAAACTTCCGCTCTTTAAATTAAAAGGCTGGCCTTTATAGAATACAGCCCAGATGGCTTCACTATCAAGTATTTGTTCAATTTTGAACGTTTCCTTGTTAGCGTATTCTAATAAGACAGTCGGTTTTGGTCTACTCATAATATACGTGTTTCCTAATTAACCACGTATATATTTATGCCTTTTAAAATGTTCCACCATCAAACTTAACATCAATTTGGGTAGATGCTTGTTTGATTTCAGATAATAATTGGTGTATTTCAGTAACAGTTTTACCTAACTTTGATGTTAGGACGGCTAACTCAGAAGTAAGATCGCGAGCTTCTTGTATGGTAATTCTTATTTCTTTTTGCTGGCTTTTTTCAGCTATGGAAATTCGTTGAATTAACTTTTCAATAGTTGGTAGTGTAGTAGGAAGATTATTTTGAGACATTAGACAACACCTGTTTCATTTCAATCTCAGTTTTAAAAGGTCCTTTAAAAGGATAACGTTCAAGAGTAATTTTTTTAGGACAAAAACTCTTAACCCATCCTTTATCAAATTTAATAGTGTAATATCCTGCACAATACAAACTTTTACTATCTCCACTCTTTGTAAATAGCGGAAGTTTTTTTCGAATATCAAACATAGCATTATGCGGTTCTGTACTTGTAGGATAACCGTGAACCTCATTAGGCAAGGCGTTGTGAGATTCTTTAACAATTTTAACTGTAAAGAATGTCTTACCAAATTCTTTTGTTAGACTTTCTTTTGTTTCGTAAATCTTTATTCCGGATTCGTTACTCATTACATATCGATCGTCTTCGTTTTTTCTCAACGTCGCGACCTTTTCTCCGTCTTGTTCTACGATCCAAAATTTATCTGCAATGATGGCTTTAGCGTGTAACTCTGTCATAATTTCCTCCGTCAAACTATTTGTTATCATAGGGACATTGTTTCTCTTTGATTACTACTGTATTTGGCATTTAATGGTTCTGCGTAAGACTGAGCCTGTTCTGAAATCTTTTTTAGATCCCAAGTATTACAGAATTTCATTAATCTAATACCGACTTGTGTAACATCCTTATTTGCAGAGACGGCCTCTGCAATAGTTGTGGCAATAATTTCTTTAATATGGTCTGGTTGATGAGATAAGTCGATCAATCTGCGATTACGCTCGTAATCTTCTAATACACGATGCTCTACACCTTCGTGGTCAGTCCATCTCTGAAGCATGAGATTGTTCCACGCAAATCCTTTGCTTTTACGATCTTCGAACGCTTCTGTAAGACCCACTTTGTTTTTTGTGCCTTTAGTACGCACACCTGGATACGCTGAGAAGACATTATCACTGGTATCACCACGCATACATTTTTCAAACAAGAGCCATTCTGGGTTGGGCGCCGCTTTTGGTTCTTTAGTTTTTTTGTCAATAATTGATTTGCCTTTGTCATCAAAGAATCCTTCGTGTGTAATAGTTGTTTCCATTACACCGTTATATTGTTTCACATTGGGCGCAATTAACTGTGCAAAATCACTGTCTGTTGAAATGATCACGTGTTGATCCTGCGGATGACTTTGGATCCAGCCTGCAATAAGATCATCTGCTTCTAGTTGCGGATGTTGCATAACTGTGCAGTTAGTCTTATCTTTGATAAACTCTTTAAAGGTATCAAATGCTTCCCAAAACAGTTTATCTTCTTCTTGCTCACGTTCGTTCAAGGCAGCACGGGTTTCTTGACGATTACGCTTATACGGAGCATAATAGTCTTTTCGCCAGCTGCGACCTTCTAAACAGAAGATAACGTGATGACCTTGGAATTGTTGCCACGCTTTACGGATTGAATTTAAAGTAATATGAAAAGCCATACCGAGTTTAATATCAGCATCGCCGTTGATTACGTGTCGTGCGCGAAAAAAAGTATTCGCAGTATCAACTAAAATATAAGCCATTAATTGTTCTTCTTTACGCTCTGTATGTCTATAACACCTGTATTAACAGGACCGCCGTAGTCGCCATCGACAACCACGTTTGCACAAAGTTCACGGAACCAACGATCTACGATTTCCTCGTCATTATCGCCATCGGCACCATATCCTTCTTGCTTTAATTTTAACACAAAATGCTCGTTCCAGTCAAGCTCAAAAAAACCGTTGCGAATGTTATCTTGGTTAACGTGTGTATTTAGTACCCCCACCCACGGTTCTTTTTTACGATTAGCACGTTCTTTTGGACTCAGTTTAGCCAATTCTTCAGCTTCCTTGGCCTTTTCTGCAGCCTCTGCAGCCTTTTCGGCAATTTCTTTAGATGCTTCAGCAGCCTTTACAGCAGCCTCTGCTTCTGCTTTGATTTTATCAATACCTAGTAATTTTTCAATAAATTTGTTCATTAATTTTTACCCCATTGCACCTTAAGCCAAATTCTTTCCATTATATAATGTACCGCTGTTAGAATAATATGAATAAGAACAGCATCGCTTAACCCTGTCCAAATTGCAGTAATCAATAACGCAATAATTCTATAACTTACTGTCCGTACTACTGTTCTTGTTTTGGTCTCCATCAGGTTCCCCACTCGTTCTTGAAGAGAGGCACTTGTAGTCGATCACTGTACCGCCATCCTTTTCGCATTGCCATTTCTGCCACGTTACGATTGTTAAGGGTATACACGCTGTCAACTCCACCAACAGGCATAATATAAACAGGGCCCGTAAAACCTGCCTCGCGATATTCCTTAACAGCTCGTTCTGCATCTTTCAAATCCTCCTCAGAGGCTACTACAAATTTTAAGTATACATAACCCCAGTTTTGATAATCACAAACTATTTCTGGACGAATAGCATCTTCCCACTTTTCTCCAGAGCAAGGTAATTTAGCACTAACACTAAATGTAATTTCTTTGTTGTAATCTGGATGAGGCATTGTCCATTCTAACAAATAATCTTTAAAACTTTCTGACAGTTCTTGGGTGCCGTTTGTTTCAAAGGTAATTTCTTTTAGACCTGTCATCTTGGGATGACGCAACAAGTCTGGATAGGCACGTTGCCAACCTAGCAAAGGTTCACCACCTGTGATAACTAGGTGTTCGTCCTGCCATTCGTTGTGTGGAAGAATTTCCATAATGCGTTCAGCAATAGCATCGCTAGTTAGCATTGGACTTAGGTCTTTAAACTCTGGATGCCAACTAGCATAGCTATCACAACCTGTAGATACCAACGGCAATGCTTCGTATTTTTCGTAAGGAGATCTCTTGTGTTGAATAACAATATCATCTGCCTCTGTGCTTAGTTCACCTCTAGGCATACCAAACCCGGCACACTTGAAGTTGCAACCAAATATACGTAAGAAAACAGAAGGCACACCCATATAGCGGCCTTCACCTTGAATGCTGTAAAACAGCTCTGCGATTTTAATTTTACTCATTGTTTATTATACCTTTTTTTACAAAATTTGTCAAGTCTTCTTTGATCAAACTCCAAGTGCCATCTTCGTTATCGATCCAAATTAAATTATCGCCTTCTTTCCAACCTGCTTCTTTTAATAGGTCTGGAGGAAATGGTAATATACAATCTCCTGTTTCAGGATCTTCTTCAACATTAAGGGTCCAACTTTTAGATTCTATTTTTTTCGTCATTTTCTTTCTTCCAATGCTCGTAGTGTAATTTTCTACACTCTTCTTTAACTTTATTGGGAATATCCGGATGCCATTCTGCCATTCCGCAATCGTATATTCTTGTTTGAGGTTGCTTAGAACCTACTAAAATTAAAATAAAAAATATAGCAAAAATTGAAACTACAACAAGAATGTTTTTCATATGTATTCACTTACTAGTATCTTGCACATAAGTCCATCGTGTTCATTATGAAAATGAAATTTCATACATTCTGTACTAACTTCAGTTCTATATCTATCTCCTGGCAATCCAAATTTTTCTACAATAGTTGCAGTTACATTATTCCAAAATGGCATATTATTTGTTTTTTCGTTCCACGGAACATTAATGGTTACCATTTACGATAGTTTCCTTTTTCTGGAATAACGTGACGAACACCTCCTGTGGGGTCTTCCATATCACCTTTACGTCTTGGAATAAGATGAACGTGTGGCCAAGGAACTGTTTGTCCAGCAGCTGGGCCGTAATTCATACCTATGTTAAATCCGTCCCATTCGCCTTGTTGTACTCTCTTAATACCGTCTCTAACTGCATCTTCAAAACAATCCATTAGAACAGCAACGGTATTATATTTAGGTACAAATAAAAGATGACCCTCTGTTACCGGATAGATATCACGAAATACTTTTACGTGATAATCTTCTTCTATAAGTTCTGTCCACGGCGCTTTAGAATCTTCGATAAAACTAGGCTCGGCGGGAAATATTTTGTTTATATCGGTCATTTTTCTATAAGTTCCTTTATTATATTATATACAATTTTATTACCGTTGTCAGTATAATGATTTGTGTAACCTCTTTCTTTGCTCCAAAGAGTTGAAAAATCTGTATGATATTTTTCTATGGCTAATTCGGCAGCAATCTCTAAATGCGAAATACTAATATATTTTGTTTTTATTAAATTGTTTATTTTGTCTCGAATTAAATTATAGATATCAATTTGATATTCGTCGTCGTAGTGATATCTAAAAAATAGTTTAGCTGACAATAGATTAAAGTTAAAAGGATTAAAATGATTTTCGATATCGTGATATATTAAGTCACAATTTTTTCTAAATCCTGATTTTTGTATAGGATGATTTTTTGTATGAACCCTGCTAGGACTTGTATGACTGACTATCACAACATCAAATGATGTCGTGTTTACACTTTCTATTTGTTTTAGAATTTTGTATTCGCTTATTCCAGGTTCTGATAAATTAGTAACATCGTAATCTTTAGCCAACAGATTAACCCAGCCTGTGTTTGAATCAGGCCAAACTGCTGAAAAACTATCTCCAGCAATTAATATTTTTTTAAACTGGTTAACCATGGAATATAATGTTTGGCAACTAATTCGTGATAGCTAGTATTGTAGTGTTCTTTATCTTCAATAAGAAAATTTTCGTGATTAAACCCTAATTGCTTTGTAAATGATTGAACTGTTTTAGAAGCAATTCTAGTATTTTTAAGTTTTCCGTAATAGTCAAACTGCGTTGGAAATTTTAATCTATCTGTAAAATTAAACAGATGTAAAGGCACTCCGTGGTCTGCGCAGATATTATCCCAGGTGTAAACACAATTTAAAAATTCTCTTTTTTCTACATAGGTATTAAGTTCGAAAAACAATTTAACCTGCATATATGTATGTTTTCGAAGATCCGGAACAATTAATCCATCAGTAGCACTAAATTCAACACCCGGATAATTTCCGTAATCGTCGTAAGTTGACTTGTTTAATAGCTGCATTGATTTTTCTCTAACAATTGCATCCATATATCTATGAATATTTTCATCGTCTGAATCGCACTTGAAAGTGAAATAATCAGATGGAATACAATCTTCTTTAGAAATATCGTCGTATGCTATAATGAATCTATTAAATGATGCTAGACAAATAAAGACCTCATCAATGTCATCGTACAAATTAAACATCGATATAAGCCAATCGGTATATAATCTGTTTGATGCACCAGACATAGCATAAACAATGACTGGCTTATTGTTTAATTTACTGTAAATTTCTGCATAGTTGTTATCGTTCCATTGACTAAAACTGCCTACGCCTTTACTGTTCAAAACTGAAGTGTAGCCCATTGTGTGACTATCTCCAATGAATAAAGTTCTACCCATCAATATCCCTTATTTTCTTTTGGTAGAGAATCTTCGCGAATAACAAATTCTCTCCCACCTAGGCTACCAACAAACGCTCTAGTATTCTCTTTATATACCATTTTAATTTTTAAAGTTTGAAAAGCAACTTCTAAAAATGCTTTAGGTTTGTAACCTAAAACGTGCATATCAAAATCTTTACCTGCATCTGTGCAATGTACCTTAACCTGTGCGTCGATCATTTTGCCCACCAATCTTCGTAAGGAAATTCTATCCAAACATCGTTTTCTGCCTTATTGACCTCAAATCCAACATAGTCCATTTTAACATTACACCCGCTGGCAAGATTATCTACAATTACAGCAAAGCGTACACTATTGTTCCAAATCATATCCCAACGCTCATCGTGAGGAAAGCAACTGCTACGCCAATCGTCCATAATCCAATTAAGTGTAGCACCGCTATCGTTAATATCGTCTACAATAAGAATCTGTTTACCTGCAAATGCATCATCAGCCATCCATAGATTGCTTTCACTTGCTGTATGATCACGTAGGCTTACATTGAGTGAGTGCATTGGCACATCTAACCAATGACTAATCATAACAGCAGGGAGCAAACCTCCCCGTGTAAGTCCTACAATGTAATCAGGTCGCCAAGTACCAAAGCTACGGCAAATTTTACTAACGTTTACTGTAAATTCATTAAAATTAATTATGTGCTTGTTCATATCGTGTTTTTAAATATTGTTCGTGTTGTACCCATTTACCGTTAACATCAAATCCCCATTCACGTTGTTTAGGGCCTGGCATAAAGATTGTCCAACATTCTACGCCCGGTTCTAATTCTACACGATGAAAACTTTTTGCCTTACAAATTCTAAAGTGTCCAGGTCTTCTCCAAAAGCGACCTTCTGGAGTAGTTTCCCAATAACCACCTTTTAGAATAAGTGTGGCATAAGGCCAGGGATGATCGTGAAGATCATCTGGATCACCTTTTAAAAACTTGTGTAGGAAAATGTTAAATGGAAAACGGTCTCTATCTTTTAGAAATAGATAGTAGCGTTCTAAATATGGTTCGTCAGCTTCACGATCCATAACAATACGTTTACGACCCATACGTTCTAAGAGATTAAGAAACCATTTCATACACGATCCTTTAACCAAGCATCAACTGTTGCTTCTGCTTCTTCTTGGGTAACTGCATACGCATAAATCCAATAGCAATCGTCTTTGCCCTTAATATCAAAAGGTACAGGACCATTAAACAGAATGCCATCTTCTAGCATACGTTTTACTTCAAACTTCTTTAAATTTTTAGCACGATTAATTAAATCGTTAGCCATATCTACGGAATTACTCATCGCGGTGCAAACTCCTGTTGTAGTTTAATGTTATCAAAGAATTCCTTCTTTGTACCTGGATCATCTTTAAACGCACCTTTCAATACTGTAGTCTGCGTTAAAGAACTATGTGCCATAATACCACGGTTTTCACAACAACCGTGAGTGGCTTGGATGTAAACACCGAGGTCGGATGCAGCAGTGGCACGTTCTATTTCTCTAGCAATATCGTTGGCTAGTTCTTCTTGTAAGGTACCGCGACGAGCGCACCACTGAGCAATACGAGTGTACTTAGACAAACCAATAAGTTTTTGTGCGGCGATGATGCCAATGTAAGCGACACCACTAACGGGCTGATGATGATGACTGCACATAGAGCGCAACTCACTACGTACCACCAACATACCTTCGTAGCGATCTTCTGAGTCATTTGGAAATGCTGTTGCGCTTGGTGATGGGTCATATCTACCTGCCATAATTTCGTTGAAGTACATCTTAGCCAGTCGACGTGCTGTACCTTTTGAGTTAGGATCTGTTTCTCGATCGATTAGCAAACGATCAAGAACTAGTTCAAATGCTTCAGTTGCTTCTTCAATTAAGATTTCTTTATCTTCTTCGCTGACATAATCACTGATATTGTCACCAGCCCAAAAACGTTTGCCTTCGCGTTTCATTTTAAAGCGAAGATGATCGCCTAAGTATGCTTCTTCATAGCCACCATCGCCTGCCATAGCGTCTAGTGCTGTTTCTTGTTTTTTTAATTTCAATTAAATTCTCCGAGTTAATGTCGTGGATGACATAATAAGTTATTTTAGCATCTCTAAGAGATTATCGCAACTAAAATAATTCTTAGTTAAACGATCTACCTGTTTATTTAGGCGAGGTAGATAGGATTCGTAATTTTCCATATAATGGACAATTCGATCTACTATTGCTCCTCTATGTGCCCTATAAGAATTAAAAGATTCTGTCCACTCTGAAGGATAAGAAAAATCTTTTAATGCCATTTCACTGTAACTGAGTCTGTCTGGAACCATAGGAATAGTTTTAGTAATAGCACCTTCGTACCAACTAATTCCAAGTGTTTCTTGTAGGTTAGCACTAAACACTAGTTTAGATTCGCCTAGCATATTATGATATTCGTTTTTTGTAAGTTGACGTTCTTGACAAACAATAAACTCATATTGAGGAAGTTGTTCTTTTAAGTCATAAAATATATCGACTTGTTTCTCTGGAGCAATACGATGCGGGAAAAGAATAATGTTTTTCTTTTCCATTTCGCTGTACATACTTAAGGTATCTACCATATATTCCATTGGCCAACCTGTACGCATAATTTTATGTTTGGCAAACTCTCTAACAATGTTGGAGTTTTCATAACCTAACAGATTTTTACAGAACATTTCGATATGAAATTCTGTAGCGAACCAATTATAATCGATTGCGTGATAGAATGCTTTTTCTGAGTGTCTAACCCAAGGAGTGTCACCAATAAGTCGACCTAAGAAATCTTGAGGATCATATGATCCGGCGTGCCACAATGCGTGAATTTTTACAGGAATCTGTAAAAGCTCACTCATATATTTTAAGTTTATGATGCCAGGGTGCCAAGCATCAGTAAAGATAAAGTGATCATTAGGAGCCACTGATCCATTGCAAAACAACCGACCCATTTGCTCAACTTGACTAGACTTATATATATTGGTGCCACCAAAATTAAGAAAAGCGCCAGGAGTGGTTGCACTAGGAATATCCGTAGGGCCAGATATAATTTGAACATCGTGTCCTCTCTTTTTAAGAAGTGCAGGAAGGTGGGTTTTCCACTCGCCTGTGTAACGAGTTTCTACTGCCTCAAGGTCGACTAGGAAAACCCGTGCCATATCAACGACCTCTGCGATCGTAGTTATTGTTTCGACCTTCGTAGTTATTACTACGACCTTCAAAACGTGGCTTATTACCTTGGTAAGGTCTACGAGGACGCTTACTTGCCAAGTAGGCTTGGTAATTTGCAGAATCTTTGCGATAAAGATCTGCAGGATTAAAATCACGCAACTCAAATCTGCAGAAATCGAGATACGCATCTAGGTCATCAAAGACCTTAACAACATCAGGACGACTTTCAAAGTAATCGATGTCCTTGTAGTTTTTCATCTTACTTTCCTTTAATATTTGATGAATGAACCATTTTCTCCGTCTTCGGAGACCTCAATCCAAACCTCGCGGCCTGGATACTTATTGGAGATAGCGTCATACAAATCGTCTGACATCATCTCGCAACTCTTAAAGTCTAAACTAAGTGTAGCATCTTTATAAAGATTCTGCAACCATCGTTTAAACTGAATAAACTCAATATCGCGGTCATTATGTGTTACGCTAATCCAAACTTTAAAGTGAAAGATATGACGATGTGGATAGCCAAGGAAGCTAACATCATACTCGTCACCTGTAGCAAGGCTAGAATCTGTAAGAGCCGCTGGATATTTGTGCATACCCTCTTTTTGAAATGTAACCCAAATCATTTTATTGGGTCTTTGGTCTTGCCTAATAATCATACTGATAACAGTCCTTTACACAATTCACCGACTTCCTCTTTAGTTAGATGAAAATTGTAGATACTTGTATCGTCAACATCACCGTCTTTATTTAGGCTTTCTTGAATAAAATTTACAGCATATAGACCTTTGGGTGCAACGCACTCCCAAGATTCTACACGCATACGGAATCCAGAATTTTCTTTAATTGTAAATTCTTTAATTTTTAAATCAGGGTGTCTCATCTCATTGCCTCCATCATAACAATTTTACTTAAGCGATCGCCTAGGTCTTCATTTTCAGTAACTACGTGCATAGTGTTATGATTGCGATCAGTCTTTCGATCGTAACCTCGAGTCTCTACAACGTACCCACCACTGGCTTTGTAAATCTGTAAACGAATACCGTCAGATTGAAGACGATCAGCTTCTACAGCCAAGGTTGGTACTGCATCCATATCGTCATTGTCGCTATTGAGCCAATTACGGATACGCTGTTTAAATGTAAGTTTCATTTCTTTCCTTTTTACTCTGCGAGCAGGGCGAATAGCTGATTGTTTAGCAGTCGCATAGTTTATTGCCTGTCCAGTACTCATTTAATAATTTCATCCTTGCCATATTGATCCCAATCTGTGAAGCGATCTCTTCCCAGAAGGTCCTGTAGGTTATGGCACCATACCCCAGGGTTAGTTGCACAAAAATCTTTGTCGTCGATCTTTAGTGTAGCATTATAACCAAGTTGATTGATATAAGGTAATTTTACACTAATCTGCGGAATAAATCTACGCTTTTCGGTTAAACCGCTCTCGAGCAATCCTTCCGTTTCCTTAACATCAAAGTCAAGCGTACACCAGAAACCGTCTTCTGCATCTAGACAAACGTAGATCATATCTTCCCACGGACGCCAAGTTTCTACATCATTAACGCCATTAGTTTGGAAACTTTGATTAGCACCAAAATAGATATGCTTGCAGTTATGATTACGTGCAAGTTCCATAATAACATATGGGTCGTGAACACCTACAACAAATAAGGTCTTCATTCCAAATGCAGGAGTGCGTTCAATCTCCACACCAGTGAAGAATGTAATACCTTCGCTGACTCCGTCTGTGTAATCACGCTTCATTCATTTTCCTTAAAGTCAATAACATTGCCATCTTCGTCGGCTTGGATAATACGACGATAACCGTTTTCGCCTTCAATCACAATAGGACCCCAAATCCACATTTCGCTATCACTAGAAGACCAATCTCTGCTTTCTAGTGCATCGTAATAGCCATCTTCTTCCATTGCTTCTTCAATTTCTGCTTGCTCATCTTCGTCAATGTCATCTGGCCATTCTACGTCTGCCCAACAACCGTCAAAGGTTGATTCGAGCTCAACTTCTTCAATATTATTATAGTAGCAGTTGTTAATATCTATGCTGTCTTTAGATCCATCACCGCCTGGTACATAATCAAACTCAAACTTTGGCGGGTTTCCATCGTTAGTATAAACAATCCAAGATCCTCCACGCCAACCAGTTTTGTGAATAATTTCTTGTCCGTCTTTAGTAAAGTGTTCGTGTTCTTCAATAGACTTTTTGTAGTATGTACTTACAGTCCAAGCGGTAAGTTCTTTCTTTTCTGTAGTTTCGTCGCTACTATATGATGGTGAGGTATCGTCTGATGAAAAAGGCCAAGTTGCCATAATTATTTTTCCTTTTTAGCAAATAATCTTTTAATGGACTGAATTAAATTATAGTATCTAAAATGATAATTGTCAAGAAATGCTGAGCTCAAAAGAGGTTCTCTATGCGGACATCTTCCTTGATTCCAATCACAATTTGGTTGAATTTGTAAATTACAGGTTTGGCATTTCATTCTTCCAACCCCGCCTGTTTTGCCCTTAGCATTTCGATCTCATCTTTTAAAAAGAGTCGTTTCTTTTTAAGTTCGTGAATATTCTCTTCCCCAAATATTCCTGTTCTTTCCATATCGTCTACTTTTTTATCAAGCATACGATGTGCTTCTTCCAAGTGCTTAATTCTATTTTCGTACATATTAAACCTCTTCAAATAAAGTTGTGAACATCTTATTTGTATAAGAATATTTCTTTTTGTGATCTCCAAACATTTTACTTTTTTCGTTATGGCAATTTGCGCACAAGATTTTTAAATTGTCTGAAGATGTATTGCCTTTATCACCGTCGTGATGATCTATGGTAAGACTTCTATACGGATCTCTACAAAACCATCCAAGGTATCCTGATTGGTTTTCGCATCCTTTTGATTGCATCCATTCGTCCACTTCAAACCTTAACACAGTTCTATGAAGATTGCAAAAAGTTTTCCATTTCCAGGTAGGTGTACCATCTTTTTTAACATAACCTTTATGGTACCCTACTTGAGTATTGCAACCGGGTAAACTACATTTAGGAGCGTGATTCCTAGATAGAGATCGCATTTTAAGCCTTATTCAACTTTTAAATTATCCAACTCTTCGTCTTCTCTGTCGTCAGTCCAAGGAACTTCAACAGTTCCATCTTCTTTGACTTCATCAAAAAGACTATCTACAATGTTAGTAACACCACCACGTAGACGAGCACCTTCTAAGTTTTGTAAAAATCCAAGACGTTCTGCTTCAGCAATCATTTCAAATGCTTCTTCTTTAGTCTTGAGTTCAAACAATTCTTCAACAAATCTATTAAAATACAGAATGTTGCGCGGTACCCATTCTGAGTATTCATCACTTTTATCTGCATCTTTAACCTTGCGCCAGTGTCTCCAATCTGGTCTGTGACTTGCATATTCAATATCTGCTAGATTATTAGATCTTTGAACAGCACGAATGTGACATTCAACATTATGACCCATCATTAGAGCATAGGCAAAACTATCCCAAGAAGTTTTACCTTCTTTACCAATCTTGTTTAACATTCCCGGTGCATAGTGGCAAATATCAGCGACTGTAAGTCTGCGACCAAAATCGGATTCGAAAGGAAAAGGTATATCGTGCCGTCTGGCAAGACTCTTATTGTCCGGGGCTTTATCCATGATAACAGAGAATCGCTTATTGGTATGTTGGGCGTTAGTATATACCAATCCGTGAGCTGTTGCGATGAAAGGTGATGCGCAGTCAAAGGAAATTGTGAAGTTTTCATTTACGTGCTTTA